CTTATCAAAGTTGCAAAAGAAGCTATTGTTGATGGTGATGATGACATTACTGCCGATAGACTTAAGAACGCTGCTGCTACAAAGAAGCTCGCTATCTTTGATGCCTTTGAGATACTTAATCGTATTCAAGAAGAACAAGATTTGCTTGATGGTAAGACTCCTGAAGATAAAAAAGACAAGGTTTTTAAAGGTTTTGCAGAAGGTAGATCTAAATAATGTACGAACAAACTTTATATAAAATAGTAGATCCAATTAGATCTAACACTATCAAAAGACTTAACAAGTCTAAGAAGTGGAAATACGGTTATGACAAAGAGCATGACGTAGTTGTTATATCTAAGACTGGACAGATAGGTGAGATATATGAAATTGAAGGATTAAAAATAGCTTTACCTAAAGCTTCATCTAATGTTTTCGAACACGAAACTAAAAAGTGGGTTGCATTTGAAAATCCTAAAGCATTATCTAAACTGAAAAACATATTTGACTGGAGAGATTATCCTGAAGATCAAAAAGATCAATGGTATGGATATATTGACGAAGAGTTTCAACGTAGAGAAGATGGCTTTTGGTTCAATAACAACGGAAACAGCACCTATATAACTGGTACTCACTACATGTACTTACAGTGGACTAAGATTGACGTAGGTCGTCCAGACTTCAGAGAATCTAATAGATTATTCTTTATATTCTGGGAGGCTTGCAAAGCCGATACAAGATGCTACGGTATGTGTTATCTTAAAAATAGACGTTCTGGTTTTTCTTTTATGAGTTCTGCAGAAGCAGTAAATCAAGCTACAATATCAAGTGATGCTAGGTTTGGTATACTATCTAAGTCTGGTGCTGATGCAAAGAAAATGTTTACAGATAAAGTTGTGCCTATATCTATTAATTATCCTTTCTTTTTCAAGCCTGTTCAAGATGGTATGGATAGACCTAAGTCTGAATTAGCTTATCGTGTACCAGCCTCTAAATTTACTAGAAAGAAAATACAATCAAAAGAAACTCTAGAAGAAATAAAAGGACTAGACACTACTATAGACTGGAAAAATACAGGAGATAATAGTTATGATGGTGAAAAACTTGCTTTATTAGTACACGATGAAAGTGGCAAGTGGGAAAAGCCAGATAATATATTGAACAACTGGAGAGTTACAAAAACCTGCCTTAGATTAGGTAGTAGAATCATTGGTAAGTGTATGATGGGTTCAACATCAAATGCTTTAGATAAAGGTGGTTCTAACTTCAAAAAACTATATAACGACAGTGATGTCACAAAAAGAAATGCAAATGGTCAAACACGTTCTGGTTTATACTCTCTGTTTATCCCAATGGAATGGAACTATGAGGGCTTCATTGATGAATTTGGAAAACCTGTGTTCGATACTCCCCGACGAGACGTTCGTGGACCCGACGGTGAATTAATAGACATAGGTATAATAGAGTATTGGAATAATGAAGTAGAAGGTTTAAAAGGAGATCAAGATGGTTTAAATGAATTCTATCGTCAGTTTCCAAGAACTAAAGAACACGCTTTTAGAGACGAGACTAAAAGTAGTCTATTTAATCTAACTAAAATATACGAGCAAATAGATTATAACGAAGGTATAAGAAACACGTCTGTAGTAACAACAGGAAGCTTTCAATGGATTAATGGAGTTAAAGATAGTAAAGTAGTTTTTACTCCTGACCCAAATGGAAGGTTTAAAGTTAGCTGGGTTCCGCCTAGAAATCTTCAAAATAGAGTGATAGTTAAAAATGGAATTAAATATCCTGGTAACGAACACGTTGGAGCATTTGGCTGTGATAGTTACGATATTAGTGGTACGGTTGATGGTAGAGGTTCTAATGGAGCGCTTCATGGTTTAACAAAGTTTTCTTTAGAAGAAGCACCTAGAAGTAGTATTTTTTTAGAATACATAGCAAGACCTGCTACTGCAGAGATGTTTTTTGAAGACGTTCTTATGGCTTTAGTTTTTTATGGTATGCCTATATTGGCTGAAAATAACAAACCAAGACTTCTATATTACTTAAGAAGAAGAGGTTATAGGGGATTCTCTATGAATAGGCCTGATAAAGATTGGAACAAACTATCTATAACTGAAAAAGAAGTTGGGGGTATGCCAAACTCAAGCGAAGATATTAAGCAAGCACATGCCGCTGCAATTGAGATGTACATAAACGATCACGTTGGTCACTTAGGTGATGGAAATTATGGGTCAGTATATTTTCAAGAAACACTAAATGATTGGGCTAAGTTTGATATAAACAAAAGAACAAAGCATGATGCATCTATTAGTTCAGGGTTAGCTATAATGGCGTGCAATAGACATTTATATACACCAAGCAAACCAAAATTACAAAGAAAAAATTTAAACATAGGTTTTTCAAAATATAAAAACGATGGTTCATCATCACAAATAATTAAAGATTAGATATGGCAGATTCTGTTACAAAAAGTTATTTCCCTAGTCAAGTCGTAAGTGACTTAGAAAAGATTAGCTATGACTATGGTATGAAGGTTGCTAAAGCTATTGAATCAGAATGGTTTGATAATAGCTATAGTAATCAAAGGTATCAATCAAATGAATTGAACTTCCATAGACTTAGACTGTATGCTAGAGGAGAACAGTCAATACAAAAGTATAAAGATGAATTATCTATAAATGGTGATTTATCTTATTTAAACTTAGATTGGAAACCAGTACCTATTATTCCTAAGTTTGTAGATATAGTGGTAAATGGTATTGCAGAAAGAACTTATGATATAAAAGCCTACTCTCAAGATCCTGCTGGAGTAAAGAAAAGAACAGAATACATGGACGCTATACTAGCTGACATGAGAACTAAAGAATTAACAGACTTCACTGAAGAGGCTTTTGGAGTAAACTTAAAATCTTTTGATGAAGCTGAACTTCCTGAGAATGAAGATGAATTAGCGCTGCACATGCAACTTGAATATAAGCAAGCTGTTGAGATTGCAGAAGAGCAGGCTATAAACTTATTGTTTGACGGTAATAGATATGAGTTGATTAAAAAACAATTTTATTATGATTTAACAGTATTAGGCATAGGCGCTGTAAAGACAGATTTTAACACGTCTGAAGGCGTTAAAATAAAATACGTTGATCCAGCTAATTTAGTGTACTCTTACACTGAATCTCCTTACTTTGAAGATATATACTATGTTGGCGAAGCTAAGGTTATTCCTATAAACGAGCTAATGAAAGAGTTCCCTCACCTTACACAGGAAGATCTTGAAGATATAGCTTCTTCAGCAACTCAAAACTTAGGTGAATACAATAGGGGTACTAGCAGCAATAATGACTACGATAATAATCAAGTAACAGTATTGTATTTTAATTACAAGACTTATATGAACCAAGTTTACAAAGTAAAAGAAACTGGTTCTGGAGGTGATAAGGCTATAGAGAGAGATGATACTTTTGAAGGCCCACAAGGAGAAGATGCTAATTTTAGTAGATTACAAAGATCCGTTGAAGTTTTATACGAAGGTGCAAAAATAGTTGGAAACGATAGATTACTAAAATGGGAGTTATCAAAAAACATGATGAGACCTAAGAGTGACTACACTAAAGTTAAAATGAATTACTCTATTGTAGCTCCAAGAATGTACAACGGTAGTATAGAGTCGCTTGTAAGCAGAATAACTGGTTTTGCTGATATGATACAACTAACTCATTTAAAGCTACAACAAGTAATGTCTAGAATGGTTCCTGATGGGGTTTACTTAGATGCTGACGGTTTAGCTGAAGTTGATTTAGGTAATGGAACAAACTACAATGCTCAAGAAGCTTTAAACATGTTTTTTCAAACAGGTTCTGTTATTGGTAGATCAATGACTGCTGATGGAGATCAAAATTTAGGTAGGGTTCCTATTCAAGAATTACAATCTGGTAACGGTGGTGGTAAAATGCAAAGTTTAATAGGTACATATAACTACTACCTACAAATGATTAGAGATACAACCGGGCTAAATGAAGCTAGAGATGGTAGTACTCCAGACAAAAACGCTTTAGTTGGTGTTCAAAAACTTGCTGCTGCAAATTCAAACACTGCTACAAGACATATATTACAAGCCGGTTTATTCTTAACATCGGAAACTGCAGAGGCTTTGTCTCTTAGAATATCTGACGTGTTAGAGTATTCTCCGACGAAAGATGCTTTTATTCAAGCGCTAGGTGCGCATAATGTAGCTACACTTGAAGAAATGTCCGAACTACATCTATATGACTTCGGTATATTTATAGAGCTTGCACCAGATGAAGAGGAGAAAGCTATGCTTGAGAATAATATACAAGTAGCTTTGTCTCAAGGCAATATTGACTTAGAAGATGCTATTGACTTAAGAGAGATTAGAAACGTAAAGCTTGCTAATCAAATGCTAAAGGTTAGAAGAAGCAAGAAATTAGCTCGTGACCAGCAAATGCAACAACAGAATATTCAAGCTCAAGCACAAGCAAATGCACAAGCGCAGCAAGTTGCAGCTCAAGCTGAAATGCAAAAGAATCAAGTACAAATGCAGTCTGACGCTCAAATGGAACAATTGAAATCTCAGCTTAAACTTCAGCAACTAGAAGCTGATGTATTAGCTAAGAAAGAACTTATGATGCTAGAGTATGAATTAACTAAAGATTTAAGATCTAAAGAGCAAGCTTTAAAGAATCAAGGTGTTAAAACTGCTAAAAAGTTTGAGTCATCAGGTAATGATGTACTTGGTGGAATAAATCTAGGTAGTTTTGAACCTAGATAATTATTACTAATTATTATTTTATATTATTATGAACAAAAATCAAGATGAAGATGTTATTAAGTTAGATCTTAGTAATAGTCAACCAGCCGATGCTGATGACAATGTAACAAAATTAAACTTAAGTGAAACCACAGAGGAAACTACAAGTAGTACAACTGACGAGACAGGAGTGGATGGAAGCGATGAAGCTACCGTTGCCGCACCGGAACAAGAAGAAGTACAACAGGAGGTTAAAGCACAAGAATCAGTAGTTGAAGAAATAACTTCGGAAGAAGTTGCTGAAGCAGTTGAAGAGGCTAAAGCTACTGGTAAAGTTCTACCTGAATCGGTTGATAAGTTAGTTAAGTTTATGGATGAGACTGGTGGAGACATACAGGATTATTTAAGACTTAATAGAGATTTAGAAGAGTTAAGTCCTAAGGATGCTCTTTTAGAATACTATAGAGAAACAAAACCACATCTAGACGATTCAGAACTAAGCTTTCTAATGGAAGATCAATTTAGTTACGATGAAGAGTATGATGATGAAAAAGACATAATGCGAAAGAAGCTTGCTATTAAAGAGGAAACTTCAAGAGCAAAATCTTATTTAGAAAATAAAAAATCTAAATATTACGAAGAAATAAAAAATGGTTCGAAGCTAACACCTGAGGCCAATGAAGCTCTTAAATTCTTTAATAGATATAATAAAGAACAAGAGGCTACAAAAACTACTGTTGAAAAACAGAGGAATGCGTTTGATCAAAAAACGAATAATTTATTTAACGAAAAATTCAAAGGTTTTGAATATGACATCGGTGATAAAAAGTTCAGATACAATGTGAAAAACGCGGAGGAGATAAAGAATACACAAAGCGACATCAATAATTTCGTCAAAAGGTTTTTGGCAGAGGATAATACAATGTCAGACGCTAAGGGTTATCACAAATCTCTTTATACTGCGATGAATGCTGATTCTATCGCTCAACATTTTTACGAACAAGGTAAAGCTGACGCTTTAAAAGACTCTATTGCTAAAAGCAAAAACGTGAGTATGCAACCTAGACAAGGTCTTGGTGAAGTTAAAGCTGGTGGTACTAAATTTAAAATATTGGGTGGTGAAAGTTCGGCAGACTTCAAAGTTAAATTGAATAGAGGAAAGAAATAATTTTTTCCCGTAACTTTAAAAATTAGAAATTATGGCAGCAGGAACAATTACGCCAGGTGGAGGCCCTCCGGCTACTCCCTCGGCAGGAAAACAAACGGTAAGTGACGCATTTGTAGATTTAAGATCTTCAGGTTGGGCACAACAATACTTACCAGAATTAATGGAAAAAGAAGCAGAGGTTTTTGGAAACAGAACTATCTCTGGATTTTTAGCGCAAGTTGGTGCTGAAGAAGCAATGGCATCTGACCAAGTTATTTGGTCTGAGCAAGGACGTTTACACGTTTCTGCAGCAGGTGCATTTGCAAACGCAGCTGGCTTAGCGGCTGACACTATTACGGCAGCAGGTCACTCTATAAGAGTTAACGATACTGTAGTATTAAACCAAGTAGGTGTTGGTACTCTTAAGTGTTTAGTAACGGCTATTACAGCTAACACTTACACTTGCTTCCCTTATACTCAAGCAGCTATGGACTCTGCAGGTGGTACAAGTATTACTTTCTTAGCGGCAAAAGCGGTAACTGGATTCGTGTATGGATCTGAATACAAAAAAGGAACTACTGGTAGACTTGAGTCTTTAGAGCCAGGTTTTGCTTCTTTAACTAACAAACCGGCAATCATTAAAGATTTGTACGAAGTATCAGGTTCTGATGCATCTCAAATTGGTTGGATTGAAGTTTCTGGTGAAGAAGGACAAAATGGTTACTTGTGGTACTTAAAAGCTTCAGGTGATACAATGTCTAGATTCTCGGATTACTGTGAGATGACTTGTATTGAAGGTGAACTAAATGTCAACGCTGCAGCGGTCCCTGGACCTGGTGTTGCATTAGGTGCTTTATCTGGAACTGAAGGTTTATTTGCAGCTGTTGAGAACAGAGGTAATGTAACAACTGGTGGTTTTGGCTCTGCAAGTGATGCTTTAGCAACTTTCGATCTTATCTTAAAGAGATTTGATTCTCAAGGAGCAATCGAAGAAAATATGATGTTCTTGAACAGAACTAACTCTCTAGCAATAGATGATATGTTAGCTGGTCAAAACTCTTATGGTGCTAATGGTACTTCTTTCGGTGTGTTTAACAACGACGCTGACATGGCATTAAACTTAGGTTTCTCTGGATTCAGAAGAGGTTCTTATGACTTTTACAAGTCTGACTGGAAATACTTAAACGATGCTACAACTCGTGGTTCTTTTGCTGACATCAACGGTATTATTGTACCAGCTGGTGTTTCTTCAGTTTACGATCAGGTATTAGGAAAGAACATGAAGCGTCCGTTTTTACACGTGCGTTACAGAGCTTCTCAAACTGAGTCTCGTAAGATGAAAACATGGGTAACAGGATCTGTAGGTGCTGTAACATCTGATTTAGATGCTATGGAAGTGAACTACTTATCTGAAAGATGTTTAGTAACTCAAGGCGCTAACAACTTTATGTTGTTGAAATAGTCTTAACAATCATTAATAACTACCCTGTCTTAGGATGGGGTAGTTTTTTTTAAATTAATTATTATTATATTATATTATGAAAAAGAATACAAAATTAGGCGAAAGCCCAGCAAAGACTGAATTAGTCAAAAAAACAATTAAAAGTGAAGCGCCTCAACAAGCAATGCCAACTGGAACTAGAGTAGTTGAAAAAGCTAAAGGTTCTGATTGGGATTTAAAAGATAGGACTTACCTTTTAAAAGGAAGTACAACTCCACTAACGCATGCTATTCCATCTTCTGGTATATACTACTTTGATGAAGAGGCAGGCTACGAAAGAGAGTTAAAGTATACCAACAACCAAAGAACAGTTTTTATGGA